TCGGCCCGACGGCGGCAAGGATAAAGTTACCGATCATTGGCTTTATCGCTTGATAGCTCGCCGCCCGAATCGTTATCAAAACGGGTTTGAATGGCGCGAGTTGATGCAGTCGCATCTTGTCCTGCGTGGAAATGCCTTCAATGAAATCTTCGCCAATAGCCGCGGCGATATTACGGAACTGATGCCGATTCATCCCGACAAAATAAAGATCGAGATGTTCAATGATGGGAATTACCGTTACATAGTAAAAAACCGCGACGGTACGGAAAGAGGACTTGCGCGTACGGAGGTATGGCATATTCGCGGCCTATCCTCCGACGGTCTGCTTGGCTACAGTGTTTTAGAGCTCGCGCGTGAAAGTTTTGGGCTCGGTCTTGCCGCGCAAGATTACGGTGCGCGCTTTTTTCGTAATGATGCGAAGCCTGGCGGCGGCTGGATCGAGTTTCCAGGATCGTTTAAGGATAAAACCGCGCGCGATGTTTTCCGCGAATCTTATCAAGAATCGCAACGCGGAGATAATCGCGGGAAAATCGCAGTGTTTGAAAACGGAATGAAGTTTCATGAAGTCGGCCTCACGAATACCGACGCCCAATTCCTAGAAAGCCGGAAATTTCAAGTCACCGACGCCGCCCGTTGGTTCGGCATTCCGCCGCACAAATTGGCCGATCTTGAGCGCAGTACGAATAATAACATCGAGCATCAATCACTCGAATTCGTCAATGACACGATGACGCCCTGGGCGGAACGGTGGGAAGCGTCCATTGAATCCGAATTATTGCTGGATTCGGATGAAGATTTAGAGGTTGAATTCGACTTCGCCAATCTTTTGCGCGGCGATCAAGCGGCGCGCGCGGCTTACTTCAAGGACCGTTTCAATGTGGGATCGATTACGCCGAATCAAATTCGTATCCGTGAGAACGAAAACCCGGAACCGGACCCGAAAGCGGATAAATTATTCGTTCCGGTCAACATGGTCCCCATTGATAAAGCCGGGGAAGCGCCGCCACAGGATCAAAAAAACCAGTTTCCACAGAAAAATAATAGAGAAAACGCGCGCGAGGAACAATTGCAACTCGCAGCCTCTGAGCGGGTTGTAGGGAAAGAAGTCACCGCTTTACGCAAGATGCACGTGAAGGCCGTCACGGCTTATCCGCGAAATGCTACGTCTTATTGTGCAGATATAGATGATTTTTATGAAAAGCATATAGCCTATGTCCAAGAAATTTCTCTTGTTAATGAATCGGTAGCCCAGCAGTGGTGCGACGAACAAAAGAAATGCTTGTTCGACGTGCCATTTGAAGAACGTGTGGCCTTGCTCGATAGTTGGTTGCCTAACCGCGCGCGGGATCTCGCCGCATTAGCCATGCAAGGCTCGCATACTGTCAGTACGCAAATCGCCGACGCCGTGCATGTTTTGGCCGGAGCGATAACGAAACAACAGCCTCCAATCATCAAAATAGATGCCCCGGTAACTGTCAGCATGCCAGAGCGCGAGATAAAAATCCAAAACGATATTCATGTTTCCGGAGCAAAGGCAAAAACAGGCACGATGGAGCGCGATAAAGATGGGAAAATGCATTTCACCGTGAAGGAAGATAAATGAGCGCACTTTATGACGCTGGCCGCAACGGTTTTGCCCGCGGCGATATTCTTTGGAAAGCAGCCAGCGGGTCTGCCATTAAAGCGATCCTGGTCGATACCGCGCTCTATACGGTCGATCTCGTAGTGCACGATAACCTGAATGATATCCCCGCCGGCGCCCGTGTAGGCTCCGCGGTTGCGCTCACATTGATCGATCCCGTCGCCGGCGTGTGCGATGCGAACGATATCAGTTTCACCGGCCTTATTAGTCCGCCTTCAGTAGAAGCAATTGCATTCTATAAAGACACCGGGGTCGAATCCACAAGCACGCTAATTGCCTATATCGACAGTGCCACGTCAGGCCTTCCGACGGCCGCCGGCGTGACCCAGGCCGACATTGCCTTCAGTAACGGCGCGAATAAGATCTTCAAACTGTAATGCTTCTCCTCGCTCCCGCCGACACATTAGCCGGAGGCGCGCAGACCGCTACTACCGTCACTTGTACGGTATTCGGCATGGAATTAAATGCCGGTGTTGAGACGTATAAAGTACTAGACCAACGGCAATTAGCTTCTACCGTTGCGACGATCTATACCGCCCCCGCATCAACGGCGGCGTTTATTCGCAGCATAGTCCTGGTTAATACAAATGCGGGAGCGAGCCAGACCTTCCAGTTATTTCGCGGCGGCACCGCAGCAGCAAACGCAATTACGCCATTGCTTACTATCCCGGCCGGTGGTATGGCGGTATACGAGGACGGAGAAGGCTGGAAGTTCTACAACTCATCTGGCCAGTTGCTTGGGCAAGGCGCGAGCGGCGGTACGCCCGCGGTTGTTTTTGGCGCAGCAGCGGCGGCCGGGGTTTCGCCGTTATTCCTTCGCATTGATGACACGATTGACGCTTTCGATGGCGTAACGCCGGTCAATATTGCCGCTGCCGCTGTTGTTGGGGCGAATGCGTTTTGTGCCCGCTCGGACCATACGCACACGATTGGAGCAGGCATCGTCACCAGGGCGATGCAGGAGGCGACCGGAAAGGGTTGGCAATTCCTCGGAACAGCGACCGGCAATGGGGTCACTGTCGGTCCGGTTATCTGGACTGGAACATTCCAACAGTTCATGGTCGATTACCACATTGCCGGTTACAACGGCGGCACGCCGGTAGGGAGGCTATTGTTCGGTGCCGCCTCTATCTCAACTACCGCATTGACCAATGGTACTGGCATTCGGGAAAGCGTTGCGGCGGCGACCGCAGCGATCAGCATTCCTGGCATTCCTTTAGCTGTCACGTTATCGAATATTGCGCGAAGCGGAACAGTGTTTGTGCGTGGCGCTTCCGGCGCCCTTAAGACTTACGAAGTCACAGGCAGCAATGGAAACCCATCTGTATCAGTGGCGCGGACGACATTCGAGGGGTCGGGATCGTTTTCAGACCTTGGAACGAATCTCCCACTGCAACGCATGCAATTGAGTGTTTATGACACGCTCGTTGCTACAGCGCTGTCCGCACAAACTTTCACCGCAGGCACTTACCTCACGGTATGGGGCCGAAATAACGATTAAAGGAAACAAATGCCATTATTCACACAAGCCATTGCCGATCCGGAAATTATGCAGATTGATGCGTTCATCGATGCAAGATTCCCAGGCGTGCCGCGCGCCATGTCGCCTTCCTGGAACAACAAGGTTCTATCGCTGGAAATGCCGTCATTGACGCAGCCCCAATTCGACCAGCTTATTCTTGATTTGACGGCCGCATTTCCGGACGCAATGACGCTGGATAATAACTTCGATATCCCGATCTTACTGACCGACGCCGCCGCGCAGGTATGGACCGCAATGCCGGCAGCACTCACTGAGTTTCGTGGGCTGACAATACATCGCACAGCAGCAAACTTGGGCGCACGTACGCAGGCGCAGTTGATTGCGAATGTCCAGGTTGCTGGCTTGGCCGGCGCCGGCCTGAGAATACAAGCATCTCTTGATAATGGCGCAAACTGGCGCGCGCTGGAAGCTGGCGCCGGCGTTGGTCCGCAGGTAACGATAGACACGACAGGAATAATTAAAGGCGCAGTTGTGACAATAGACGCTTTGGTGCGTAAAGATGTGCTGCTACGCGTCGTCGGCGGTGGCGGAAACGCCGTTATTAATCCATCGTTCGGGGCCATTTTATTGCGGGTCCGATAAGAAATGGCCCGCCTCAACGCCAAATGGCTTAATTTTACCGAACGCGGGCAGGCGTGGGATCACTTTTGGCAGGATGCAGCGGCAGATGGCGGTACTGCCACTGTCGTCGGCGCCGGGGGGATTGCCTCCGCTGAGGCCTTTGGGCTTCCGGTCGTCACCACGCATGTTGCGGTAGTTGGTGCTGGCGGGATAGCCAGCCAGGAGGCCTTCGGCCTCCCAACTGTTACCACTATAGGTGGTACGGCGCAGGTAGTCGGTGCTGGCGATATTTCCACCGCTGAACAATTTGGGTTGATAACAGTTAGTTTCCCCGGCTCTGTTCCATACGTCGCCGCTGGCGGTATCAGCATAAGACGTAAAAAGAAGAAAAAGAAAAATGTCATCGCCAAAGTAATCGGCGCCGGCGGCATTGAAAGCGAGGAGGCCTTTGGGCTTCCCACGGTAACGACGCGCACAGCTATCGAGAATGCCGGCGGAATACCGAGCGCGGAAGCGTTCGGACTTCCGGCAATAATTACCCACACGGCTATTGTCGGCGCCGGCGGCATCGAAAGCGCGGAAGCAATTGGCCAGCCCACGGTCGCCACGCGAACGGCTATTATAGGTGCCGGCGGAATTGCAAGCGCAGAGATCTTCGGCCTCCCGGCGATAACGACGCATATCACAATCATCGACGCCGGCGGTATACCGAGCGCCGAAGCATTCGGAAAAATCAAAGTAACTACTGTCGCAATCTCCGATGAAGAAGCGGCGGCCGCAATGATTTGGTTAATAGCTGCATGAGGAAATTATATTATGAAGCACGCGCGACTAATCGCTGAGTTTCTT